ACAACGACGCTTCGAATGATGATGTTTCTGACTTGTTTACAGCCTTGGACAATCGCACAGCTTTAACTTTAAAGTTTGCAAAAGCCAACCCAGTTGTAGGCGCAGACTTTAATTATAGCGCCAGCGGATTTATCACCAGCCTTGAGCAATCAGGTGGCACGGAGGACACAGCTACTTACAGCGCTTCATTTGAGTTGAGCGGTGCAATTACACAGACGGCTGAATGATTGAAGTAAACGGCACGGAGTACCCTGTACGGTACAGCATGAAGGCGCTAAAGAAGTTTGAGCGCAAAACAAAAGTCAATGTGTTCAGCCTATCCGATCCGTCGAAGCTGAGTGCAGAGGCCTGCGCCTTCCTTTGTTTCGTTGGTGTTGAATGTGGATGCACCTTTGAAGGGCAGGACTTTGATATGGACCTGCCGACGTTCGAAGACTACATAACACTCGAACACGTTACCCAGTGCTTTGACGCACTCGGCGAATACAGCAGCGAAAAAAAAGCATAGACGGCACAGACAAGCCGATCGGCTGGCCTGATATTATACGGATGGGGATGGGCATTTTACGCCTGTCCCCTTCTGCGTTTTGGTCAATGACATTCGGCGAGGTAAGCCTAGCACTTGACGCCAACCGTGAGAGCGAAGAAATGCGCGAACGTATGGAGTGGGAGCGCACGCGGTGGCTTGGTTCTATGATCATGCAACCCCACCTTAAAAAAGGCCGTAAATTGCAGCCAAAGGACTTAATGCAGTTTCCATGGGAGAAGCCAAAGGCAAAGGCTGAGAAGCTCACCAAAGAGGAACTGAGGCAACGAATACTAGAAAGAGATCAATGGCAAAGCTGAATGATTTAATTGTAACCATTGGGGCGCAAACGCGGCAGTTTGATAAGGCGCTCGGTGCTTCCATGCGGAAGATGCAGAACTTTGGCAGGAGTACCAAGAAGCTCGGCAAGTCCATGACCATGGGTTTGACTGCACCAATTGCGGCGCTTGGCTTTACAGCCGTCAAAGCATTCGACCAGCAGGCCAAAGCGATCGCACAAGTTGAGGCGGGTTTAAAGTCAACAGGTGCAACGGTTGGATTTACTTCGAAGCAGTTGCAGCAGATGGCCAGCGACCTGCAAAACAAAACCATATTCGGCGATGAGGAGATACTAAAGGGCGCCACCTCGCAGTTACTTACATTCACAAACATTGCAGGCGATCAGTTTGCACGCACGCAGGCCGTGGCCTTAGATCTTGCCACGCGTTTGGATGGCGATCTAAAAAGCGCATCCATTCAATTGGGCAAGGCGCTAAATGATCCGATTGCAAACCTGAGCGCGTTGAGCCGTTCGGGTATCCAGTTCAGCGAAGACCAAAAGCAAGTCATTAAAAGCCTAACCGAAAGCGGCAGACTAGCCGAGGCGCAGACGGTAATACTTGACGAGCTAGAGAAGCAGTACGGCGGATCAGCAGAGGCAGCAGCAAAGGCGGGCACGGGCGGACTGAAGCAACTGGCAAATTCATTTGGTGATTTGCAAGAGGAATTCGGTAAGATCATTATGGAGTTTTTGCCGCCTGTAATTGACGGCCTAAAAAATATGCTTGCCACCTTCCAAAACCTCAGCCCTGAAGTAAAAAGATTCATGGTTATGGGTGCAGGCATCGCGGCGGCACTTGGTCCGTTGCTTATTATACTGCCTAGCATCATACAGGGCTTCATGATGATGCTTTCGCCTGTTGGTTTGGTGATCGCTGCCGTGGTCGGTTTGGGCATTGCCATTGTAACATTTGCCGATGAGATTGCGCCGTATATCACCGACGTAATCAATTACTTTATAACGCTCTACAATGAGTCCAGCCTTTTGCGTGGCATCATTGGCGGGATAAAAGGCACGGTGCAGGTGGTGTTTGATTTCTTCCTCTTTGCGGTTGATTCTGTCATTGGTGCATTCCAAGACCTTGGCGCAATTATTAGCGCTGTTCTGAGCGGTGACCTGTCAAACATAGGCGACGCAATTAGCGCGGCATTCACCAACGCGGCGGATCGAATGGCTGAGTTTGGCACGAAGGCAGCCGAGGACTTTACAGACGCCGTTAACACAGAGTTGCAACGCGAGCCGCTGGAGCTAGTCACAAAGGAAACGGTGGCCAACGCGTTGAGTACATTGGGCGGGTTGACTAATTTAATACCGTCAGCAATCAGCGGCGGCGGTGCAAGTGCTACGGTAACACCAACACCAACCGAAACCGTAACCGTGCAGGCTGATCTCGAATTTGAGGATATCGAATTTATAGACGATGCAGACCTAGACGAAGAGGATATAAACAAGGTGATTGAGCGTGCCCAACACGTCAAAAATCAAATCAATAGCATTGCCCAAAGCATGGCGGGCTTTATTGACAGCACCTTTAAAAGTATTATATCAGGAACTGCAACCTTTGAGCAGATTATGCTGGATATGATTAAGCAGATGGCCATTCAACTGGCTTCACTCATTGCACAGTTTGTTATTCTGTCTGTGCTTATGCCTTCGTCATTGGTGGGTGAAGGAGGTAAGGCGCTGGGACTTGGTAAGTTTATTGGTGGCGGTTTTGGTATACCACAATTTGCAAGCGGTGGCATCGTAAGCGGGCCAGTGATCGCGCAGGTGGGTGAATACTCAGGCGCATCACATAACCCTGAAGTAATCGCACCGCTGGACAAATTACAGAGCATGATGGGCGGCCAAGCCGTACAGGTTACGGGCAAGATCTCAGGCCGTGATATACTGCTGACTAGCGAACGCAATGCAATTGATCGAAACCGAGTAAGGGGATTCTAATGGCTGATCCAATAAGACTATATGCAGAGTTTACCGATGATCTTGGCACAGATTACAGGGTAAACATTCACGACGCTAATTTTACAGGCACGGCGGGCCAGTTTAAACTTGGCGCGGATGGCTTCGTGCTGAGGTACACAGGCAACAACGAAGACCGAATGCAAGGCGTCATAGGTAGCGAAGTCACCTTTACCCTGACAGAGCAGACCAGTATTCACACGGACTTCATGAACCTGTTAAGCACATCAGCAGAGCAGCGTTTTAGCGTGAGCATTCGCAAAGAACCTGATGGAGTTGATACAATTTACTGGCGCGGTGTGCTGTACCCTGAGCAGGTAATAAGGCCCTACGATTACCAGCCAATTCAAAACACGCTAACCGCAGCTGACGACATTGGTAACCTGCAATATGTAAAGCACGACAGCACGGGAAACGTGGACGTTCCAACGCTGCTGCTGCAATGCTTAAACCGTACGCGTGCAACTCACCTTTGGGATACGGATGCATTCCTGTACTACGTGAACGACTTTAGTGCTGTCGATTACACAGGGAGCAACCAGCTAGATGATACACTGATCAACAACCTTTCGTTGGGCAACCCTAACGACAACGGGATCAATCAATACTATTCAACCATTGAGATACTTGAGAGCATAACGAAGGTATTCAACGCGCGGTTGTTTCAGAGTCAAGGCGTGTGGTGGTTCTTACCTTTAGGCGCTCAGAAGTTTGACGCCACAGAGTTAACGGTAGAGGGTAAGCAAAAGAACGGTACAGATTTAACGCAGCAGCTCCTTGCCTCAGATCGACCATTCAACAGCACGCTTGTGCGAACCAATGGATACGAATACAGCAACCTTGTGCCTTTAAAAGAGGTGCGACGCACGCGGCGTTACAACGGAAACTATCCGCTGATCTATGATAACCTTTACACCGAATCACAATTCGGCACGACGTTAGAGGATACCGATGTAGATTATTTACAGGGTACTACATTCCTTGTATCAGGTACTTTTAACTATGCATATGACGGCGACGGCGTGGCAACTGGTGACGAACGTTTAGCGCGTGTCTTACTTCGCTTTGTGGTTAAGGTGGGCACGCAGTACCTGCAACGGGATGCAAACTTTACAGGCACAGCTTTAGAGTTTGGTATCGGTGACCTTGACGAAGCTGTCATAGAATACACCTCCAACACATACGGATCAACTCAATGGACGTCAACGCCTGAGCATTACGAGGTAGTCAGTTACAACTTTGACCGCAAAGACGGCGGCGAAATCACCATGCCAATAGTGATTAATACGCCACCGCTGCCAAGTGATCAGAGCGGCATGGACGTCACAGTTACAATTGTGGGCATAGATGATGATGGCGCGTTTGATGGCAACTTAGTAAACACATCAGCGGCAGATTTTGAGATCGTTGTGCTGCGTGCTGACTTGCTTGGTGACAATGTGCTTGGTGATGAGGTAACGTTTACCGCTACCAATAGCGACGACGCCCGCGGTGAGATAGATCAAGGCCTGTGCCTTTTCGGTGATGGAGAAACGCAAAACGCTGACGGCGTTATACGGGTGATCATTGGCGTGAACGCTGTGGCAGTGACACAATGGGAGAGCTTAAATGCACCCACGTCAACGCTTGGAATTAACAGCCTTGGCGTGCAGGAGATACTCGCAGGGCAAAGAGTTGCCACGCCGATACAGCGCGGCACGGTTTACGGCAGTGATTTACATATGTGGCAAGTGCTGGACGACACGGCTGGCGATTACGCGTTATTCCAATTCACATATACGGCGCGATCCGTCGAGACGCAGTTGGAGGCGTTCCTAATTACACGCGATGCAACAACGGTAACAACGGGATTCGAGGACGCTGTAAATGTGAACGATCCAATTTCACACAACCCCAGCCTAGGGCCAAGCGGTGCAACGGAGGCACTTAACCGCGCCCTGTTAATTGGAGAACCTCGGTACGGTTCACGCGTTCAGCACCGCATTGCATCGGTGACCAATAGAGCGGGCACAACCTACAACGTGCGGCCAATCGATTACATGGTGATGAACACATGGGCGGGCGGTAACGGCACGGCTATCATGTACTTGCCAAGCGTCGCAGATAACGAAGGCCGCGCCATTCAGTTCCATAGTGA